TTCGTCTGCAACACCAGCTTGATCGACTGCTCTTCTAGTTCCTGACACAGCAATAGTCTTACCATTTATCTGTGTGTAGTTACCTAGTCTGGTTCTATTTGGTCCATCTTGAGCAAACTTATTTCCGACTGCTGGATTTGCAGTACCGCCATTAGCTGCAGGCTGAAGGTAATCAGTACCTTCACCAACTCTTGAATTTCCAGGAACTTCTAACTGGTCTGTCTGCCACTCGTGATAGATAGCAGTTGCTTTTGCTTTTCCGATTGATGACATAAAAGGAGTTTCATCCCTTGTGATCATCGTAATAAAGTTTGCAAGATCTTCTCTTTGTGAGACATCTTTGCCTGTACCCCTAGCTGGACCTCCTGGTCCGCCAGTTCCTCTTACGCCTAATATATTCGTCATTGTATACCCTCCGAGGTATTATAAGTTTAATGATTTATTTGCAAGTCCTCGAAGAAAAGCCATTTGATCATCATCAGATGAATCTTCTGAAAAAACCCTACTTCTTAACTTAGACTCTTTATCTATTGTCTTTTGAGTCTTAGTTTTAGATTTTCTTATAGGTGCTTTTTTAACAGCTGTAGCCTTTCGTTTAGCAGTACCTTTACTAACACCTTGTTTTAATCGTCTGTAGTCATCTACAAACTTAACTAAAACAGGATCAACGATTGTGTCTAAAATAGCTGGTGCTATACCTTCACTTATTGCAAACTCTCTAATTGCAACAGCTGTCTTCTCATTGAAGTCAGGTATCATGTCTGGAATAGCTTTGTTAAATTTTTCTAACTGTGTATTCCATTCTTGCGTACTTTGTTGTTCAACTTTTTCTTGAACGTTTTTAACTAAAGTCTCTCTTGTATTCCTGGCTTGCCAGTAATTTTTTTGAGATTGTTCTCGCTTATCCTTTAGTTCATTTACTTCATACGTATCACCATCTTTTCTAGCTTGATCTATTTGACCTTCTATGTCGTGGTATTCCTTTGCTAAGGCTTGTTCTTCTCGATATAAAATAGCTGAAGATGCTAGACCAATGTTTTCTACTTCTTTAAACTTAGTACCATATTCTTCATCTAATTTTTTTCTTGCATCGCCAAGTTCTCGACCCTTATTAGAAAGATGTTGTTCAGTGGAGTAACCTTTAATAAGGTCACTAAAAGTAACTGCTTTTTCTTCGCCATCAATTTTGACAAGTACAGCAGCTTCTAAGTCTAAGTCATCAGTAGAATAAACATCAGCTTCTTGGGTAGACGTATCATCCTCATCTGTAGATTCTTCTTCTTCAGTCTCGACTTCTTCATTAACTTCTTCACCTTCGGATTCCTCTGCTTCTGGGTCTTCTTCAGCAGTATCTTCCGTGTCTAACTCAGGAACTTGCTCATTGGGTAGAGATTCTGTAAACTCGGAGTTTGACACAATGTCAGCCAGCATTTGTTCTTCTGTTCGACTATCCGTTGCTATAGAGTCATCTGATTGGGTAGAGCCTACATTTGCTTCGGTATTATTTTCCATTCTTCTTTACCTCCTTTTCGGCAGGTTTAATTTTTTTCTCATACATTGCTCTCATAGTATATAGGTTATTTAAAGTGTCTGCATTGAGTTTAGCTTTACCACCACTACGCATTGAGTCATACTCAAGTGTGTTTATCATTTGTTCGTAGTTAGATAGTAATTGTTTATAATTTATTTCATACATCTTTGTCCTCCTTTATATGTGGTACGTTTTTACCGTACATTTCGAAGCCTATCATTCTTGACCTAACACTGCCTAGTGCCATAGCCGAAGAGTAGAGGAACTCACGAGTTTTAGTTTCATGTGATTCAGTCTTAAGCCACTCTAAAAAGTAGTCTACAAGAACTTCACCGTATACTTCATCAAAGAAGTTCTCCCTTTCTTGAGAAGCAAAATGACCTTTTGTATGTGCCTGTCTTGCTAATTCTTCAGGGTGAACTTTATGATGTCCGTATGATTTAGTATTGCCCAGCCTCTTCTCAGCTGTCTGCTTATACTTATCCATATCTACACTCTATGCATTATGTAGATTCTGTCTTTTCTATTTGCTAATCCTGTATCTTTAAGATTTTCTGCTTCCTGACCAGCTATTGCTGCAGTTCCATGACCTGATTTTACATTTTCCATTATACAAACACCGTGTGCCCCTTTATGATCGTATGTTTTAAATGAATTAGCTTTAACTAATATTTCAGTATCACCTGCAGTAATTGTACCGTCTGTTTTTAAGTCTAGTTTTACATCTGCATTTGTTTCATTAGCAAATATAACTTGCTTAGTGCTAGCAGCAGTTGTGACTCCTGTGCCATCTTGAGTTCCACCAACACCTAGTGCTGATATAGTTGAATGTGCCATATTATATTATCTCCTGTGGTTGTTCTTCCATCATTGGCTCTTGTTGATCCATCATAGGTTGTTCCTGCATAGGTTGTTCCTGTGGTGGAGTAGGGTTTAGTAATTCTCTTGCCATCATAATTATATCAGCATAATCAGGATGAGGGGGTAACGTTGCCCCTTCTTTAGTTGCCTTAATGGCTAAACCTGCCCACTCTTGAAAGTGTTTATCTATAGATACTGCTAATTGTTTAGAGTTATCATCCATAGTGTTTTTACTTTGAGCATCTGTGTAAGCTACATTTGATTCAGCTAACGTTGCATCTGCTTGTAACTTACGATTTTTTAATTCTTCAGCTGCTTGTTGTACTTCAGAGTTCTTTTTCATTTCTTCAGCTGCTTTTTGCTTAAATTCATCTGTCATATAATCTTCAAGATAGTCATTACTGTCCATTTGCATTGATTCAATAAGTTGAGTTGCAAGCACTGCTGCCGCTTCAGGCTTTATAACAAGCCCCATACCTTGTTCATTAAGTGCAGGTAATATTTCTGCTCCTATTTTTCCAAGCTTTTGTATTTTAGTACTATTAGAATTTTCACCGATATCTAAGAACACTTCAACGTCCATTTCTTTAGGTAAAGTACTCATGTCAACTGTGCTATACACACCATTATAATAGTACTTTTGTTTATTCTTCATGTTTTTAACCATAGTCGAATACACACCAGCAATAAGTTGCTTAAATCCAGTTTCAGCAAATCTACGCCCGATATGCTGGATTCTCTTTTGAGCAGCTGATTGAACAGCTGAAAGCTTCTGTTCAGAGTTTCCTGAAACGTAGAGAGTATCGTTCAGACCCTGTGCAGCCTTTGACATCCCAGTCGATTGTTCTTTCATCATTTGTAGATGCTCTAACAATGGTCCTGTGCCAGATGAAATTGTTTCTGGTGGTAACGAAGCTACTGCAGCCGCTGGATTACCATTAGTTGGGATAATCTGCTTTGGCTTCATATTTTGTAGAGCACTAAAGTCTACAACGTTTGGATCAGCTAGCTTTGGTGAGTAGTTAGTTAAGTATGTGTTTTCAACAAATCCTCTTAGTATAGCAGTACTAGCAAGCGTAGTGCTTCTAGATAAATCTGCCATAGATAAACCAAAGAATTCATGTGGTATATCAATAGGTACAATACTAGCAAGTGGAATCATTTCACAGTCTTCTTCGTATAGGATATGATTTCCTACAGTTATAAAGTGTTTTAATTCTGCTATACCGTCTCCGTCTCTATCAACACGTACCCATGACTCTGTGAGAGTGACTAATTGATTAGCTTCTAATGGATACTCAGATTGACCTTCATATCCTTGCCAATAACGTTGACCAGTTATTTCTTTTCTAGCTGCAACGTCTTCACTGTATTTTCCAGTGCCTAACCAGTCGTCACCTGTAGAAAGTTCTTCCCACTCGTCTTCTGTAATATTCTCTCCCCACTCAGGATAAAATCGTCTTATCTCTGATCTGGTCATTTCAGATTGTATACCAACAAAGTTAGCATCTTCGATTTCTTTAGCTTCATTTGATATTCTAAATAGCTCTGGTGGAATAACTTCTAACTTTATTCTACTCTTATCTATCTTTTTTCTTAGACGAACATCTATATAAGAGATAACTTCTGAAGTTGGATTGAGCGTTAGCTCGTTGACGATTTCCATATTTTCATCTGCAAGGATTTCATCTAGCTTAGCTTCATCTATCTCATCAAATTCTTCTATAACGTAATCAGAGTCTTCTATGTAATCCCATCTGATAACACTGTTCTTCCAGAGTAGAGATGCCTTCATCCAAGTCTGTAGTATCTCCCATCCTTTATTCTTTTTAAAGATGCAATAGTTCACTATGTTACTTGCATCCTTTGCAGCTTTAAATGCTCCAGGAGTGTCATCGTATGGGACAAACCGAGCTAACTTACCATTACTCAAAAAGAGATCTGATAACACTGCTGTATAAGCTTCAATTACTTCTGTGGTACTCGTATCGACAATAGAACTCACTCCTTGTGGAGCTAAGTGATCTAATGCAACACCTGCATACTCGTAGGTACTCTTTAAACGTTCTCTAGCTAGGTCAGAACTATTCAACCAATCACCACTACTGGCTTGTATTCCAGCATCTATTTGGTTTATTAGTTCTTCGTCTGTGACTGCTTCTTTATAGCCACCCCTCATAGCGTTCCCCTTCCTGTATAAATAATTTTAGCAGCATCCATTATTCTTTGATCGTACTTTCCAGGTGTAGAAATGTTTGCTTTACGTTTAACTTTTTCTTTTACTGGTGTACTCTTAGTTACCTTTTGAATATATCTTGTTGCGTTTGGTGTTATGTTCATATGAGACTCCTGCTCTACCACTTTACTTTATTCGCCCAATAAGCCGCACTTAATGGACCTCGATCAATATCTTTTTGATGTCTAGCTTTCCATGCTTTATTTCTAGGTGTTCCGTCAGGACTACCTTTAGCACCTTGTTCTCCAAACCTTATTATCTTTGGTTTTCCATTTGGTCCTTTAACAAGAACTGCATGACTCTTTGTCTTATGATTTGGTGTTGCCTTTGGTTTATTAAAACCACTAAACGTTTCACCTGCATGTGTTACTGCCATATCTATACCTTCTTTATTTATCTAATCGTTTAGCTAAGTCTGGGTAATTCTTTTTAATCCAGTCTATAGGCGGTTCTTGATCCCAATAATCTCTTGGAAATGTTGGTGTATAGTTTTCTCCTGACATTTTAGCTAATATCTCTTCAAAATCACTCTCATATGGTGTATTCTGCTTATAATTTGAGTTGCTATACTTTAAGGCTTTTTTTAAAGGTCCAAGATAACTATTTAAATAAGTTTTGTGTAAGTAATCGGCATGTGGAGTTAAATAGCCACCCACTTCTTTTTTTGCAGCTTCCTTTGCACGAACTTCTTCTAGCCACCTATTCATTATCATTCCCTTTTCGCTGTCTTTAGGGTATATGTATCCACTAGCAGTGGTTTCAGCATGAGCAGCTTCTTCTGCGAGGGTAAGATGGTTTGCAAGTGTAGGTGTTCTTGGTACATTCACATACTTTGGATCTCCTTCTACCTCAAATAGGTCTGGGTTATAAGCCATCCATCGACCATGAGATTTTTTATTTGGTAACGGAGTAGGGTATCCTCTATCGTCTGAATCGTAGTTATGCTTTACTCCGATACCTTTACTTTTTAGATCTTCTACTTTTTTTCCCATTTTTTTATTAATCTCATTTAATAAAATAGGATCTTCGTAATTTAAATCTGGATCGGCTAATGGTCCTTTTAGCCAGTTAGGTATTATATCCATAGCAATTACCTCTTTTTACTTGCATTATTCATCCAAGCTGTTGTGCCCATATATGCACCGACAATACCAGCTCCACTTATATAAAATAAGTTACTGATATCTGAAAGAGCATTTATCCTTTCTATGGGAATTAAAAACATAGCTAAGGTGAAAACACCCATAGCGATAAGTGTGTATCTAGCCATTCTTAACTGTGCCAGTTGCTTCTTTAATGCAGTGTCTGTTTTAGCCATTTCTAATTCAGCATCTGTTACAATACCATCACCATCTGTGTCATATTCATTATATATGCTTTCTTTCTGTAATTTTTTCATATGCTTCTCTGATTTGTTCTATAGTTCTAAAGCATCCAGTGCAAACTCCTTTATCGTTTAACCGACAAACGCCTACGCATGGACTATTCATTGTGCTCTCCTTATACTACTTTGTACCAACTATATTTGCTGAACCTTTATAACCCTTGGCTATTTTATATTCATCGTTAGCTATTCTTGTGAGTGCTCGCTTAGGGTTCTTTATATCGCCTTTAGCAATTCTATTGCTCTTCCTTAACTCTTGATTATTTTTTATATTTTTAGCTCTATTCTTTTGTCCAAAAGTACCTTCAATCTGATTAAAGCTTTCTTTATTTCTTTTTGTGTATTTCATAATAGTCTCCTAATGAAAGTGGGCTTTTCCTACCCTCTGCAGCCCAGACAAAGTGAGGACAATGGTAGATTAATTAAGAGTGAACTTCTGTAGTTCCTCTTCTAATTCTGCATCTGATAAATCACCTGCATCTATGTTTGTTTGTGTAAC